TTCAGTTACCTGCACTTAATAATTAGTTATTAATAATTTAACTTTCATAAATAATAACTAATACCTTTCGATCAGCATTGGATTCGGTATGTTTATCTTACCATTATCGCTAGTAATTTCTGAATTATTTACATAAACAAAGGGACAATCAGCATCTGTGATCTGAACATCACCGTCTGTATCTTCTACCTCTGCAACATTATCTTTAAAAATTCTAATCTCTTTAACTTCAACCATCATATTTGGTCGGTTGTGTGGAGTGATCTTCATCACATAAGATTTTTTTATTTCTTTCTCTGCCAAATCCTTAACAGAAATTATATCCCACGCACTCATTTGTTTCTCCCTTTATAAGTTATTCTTTTATTCTGTGTCCACTCTAGTTTCTTAACAAAACCAGAGGCAATCATTTCTTCTGGAAGAGTTTTATAAACAATATATTCTGCTTCCTTTACTGCGTCTTCATAGTTGAAGCAATCCTCTACCTCTACTGTGACTTCCATCTCAATAGGTAATTTAATTTTATAAATTTTATTTTCTTTTGTCTCCACTGTTTAACTCCTTTAAGTTTTTTTTCTAATAAATACAACCAACAACAAACAAAACCTCCCAGCAAGATTCGAGATTCCTAACTAAAAACTGGAGAATTTTTAATGGCTTATAAAAATTAAGAATCTATACTGGGAGGAAAACTAATCAGTTATGTTTTTACTTGTTG